AAGAGAGGATGGCGCGGAATTCCGCTAGATTTTTGGACGCTATGGGCCACAACAACAATAGAAAGGTAATAATGGAACGAAAGAAAAAAGGGGGCGTTCGAGTCTTTAGGCTCTATAGCGATGGAAAAACTATGGAGTTCAAAAGGAACGATACAAGAGTATGTATCGAGGTTTTTGAGGACAAGTCTAAGGAAACTATATTTCACAAGTACGTTGATATTGAGGATTTATTCGACTTATCGGTCTATATTACTAAGGTTTTAGAGCAAAACTATTTTGCGGCCTTGGTTAATTTCAATAGATCATACGAGAGATTCGAAAAGGCGACTAAGAAAGTCTTAAACTCGGTGTAATATTTATGAATCAATGGGCCGATCCAATTTCGAAAAATCAATTAGCGCACTTACTCGGAAAAGACCGGGCGACGCTTGATCGAAAATTGAGAGGGATCCCGTTTGAGAAAAAGGGCCGCTCTCATTTATACGATCTCCGGACTGCAATTGAGGCAATCTTTGACACTTTCGAGGCTCAAGATCTAGACGACGACGACGGTCCAATTGATCCTCGACTAGAAAAAGCGAAACTTGATCGATCTCGTCGGAGACTTTCGGATCTCGACTATCAGCAACGAAAAGCGCAATTAATTCCGGTCGAAATATTAGAGGCCAATCTCGCGAATCTATTCGGAGAAATAAAAGCCAAAATTCTAGGTATCCCAACAAAAGCGGCGCAAGTCTTAGTCGGAGCCTCTCAACCTGAAATTAAAAGGACTCTCGATCAATTATGTAAAGAGACCTTAAGGGACCTATCTCAATCGAGACTTAATGAGAATATTAAACGAGACTCTCAAAAGAGCGTGTAAAGTATTAGATCCGCCGCCGGATCTCACGGTTTCTCAATGGGCGGACGCGTATCGGTATCTATCCCCGGAGTCATCGGCGGAGCCGGGGAAGTGGGTCACGGATCGAGCTCCCTATCAACGGGAGATAATGGACTCTGTAAAACTCGAGGAAAATGAAACAATTGTTTTAATGTGTTCGGCTCAAGTCGGGAAAACCGAAATGATTCAAAATATTACCGGATATTTTATTCACTATGAACCGAGCCCTATTCTAAACATTCAACCGACTTTGCAAATGGCAGAAACCTATTCAAAAGATCGTCTCGCGACTATGATCCGAGATACTCCGGTCTTGAGAGACCTCGTCGATCCCGCGGGCTCCAAAAAGACCGGCAATACTCTTTTGAAAAAATCCTTTCCCGCCGGCCATATATCATTATGCGGAGCCAATTCCCCGGCCTCTCTTGCGTCAAGACCTTGTCGTCTAATATTGGGCGACGAGATCGATCGATTTCCGGCCTCGAGCGGAACCGAGGGGGATCCTCTCTCTCTTGCGGCTAAACGAGCGACGACATTTTATAATAGGAAAAAGGTCTTTGTTTCGACTCCCACGATCCGAGGAGCCTCTAGAATAGAAAAGGAATTCAAAAAAACAGATCAACGAAAATATTTCGTCCCTTGTCCGGACTGTGGCCATTTTCAAACCTTAGATTTTAAGCGTCTTAAGTGGGAAAAGGATCAACCGGAAACCGCGGCCTTAGCCTGTGAAGAGTGCGGAATCCTAATAGATCATAAACATAAAAAGCAAATGATCGAAAACGGAGAATGGCGATCAACGGCCGAAGGCTTAGCCGGGTTTGTTGGTTTTCACTTAAACGAGCTCTATTCGCCTTGGAGACAATGGAAAGAGGTCGCCGCCGATTTCCTAAAAGCGAAAGACGATCCGGAGCAATTAAAGGCCTTTATCAATACCTCATTAGGTGAGACTTGGGAACATCAAGGGGAATCTCCGGACTGGAAAAAACTTTATGATCGCCGAGAGGATTTCTCTCATAAACCGATCCCATCGGATATTGATTTAATCGTTGCCGGGGTCGATGTTCAAAAAGGCCGTATTGAGGGAGAGATTGTCGGCTATTCGGCAAATCTCGAGTCATGGTCTTTGGAATATTTCACAATCATTGGAGACACTTCTCAGACCTCGACGTTTAAGGAGCTCGAAAAATATCTCGATAAAGAATATCGAAATGCGGAAAACGAAATATTTAGGGTTTCAAAAATGGCGGTCGATTCGGGCTATGAGGCTCAAACGGTCTACCAATGGGCTAAGACTCAATCGATCTCTCAAGTCCTAGTCGTCAAAGGTATGGACTCGCAACAAACGATTTTAGGGCCTCCAAAGGCTATAGAGTTGAAACTCAAATCCGGTCGGAGAGCTCGCCGCGGTGTTAAGGTTTGGGGAGTCGGGACAAATATAGCAAAAAGAGAGCTCTATAGATTTCTAAAACAGGAAATCCCATCGGACGAGGATTTAAAGGAAAAGGGATATCCTCGGGGATTCGTTCACTTTCCTAAATCCTACTCGGAAAATTATTTTAAAATGCTAACGGCCGAAGTTGAGGACAAAAAGTTGATTCGTGGCTATGCTAGGTATTTTTGGGTCAAAGTCAGAGATAGAAACGAGGCTCTAGATATTAGGGTTTATGCCCGCGCCGCCTCGATAGCGGCGGGCATAGAACGACTTCAAGCCCGGAATTCCCGGGGAGGGTCTAACGAGCCAAAAGTCGAGCCCAAAAGAAAACAAATCCGACGGAAAAAATCAAAATTTCTTTCCTAGATTTTTTCTGTGGTCGAAAAACTTTTAAATTATGAAATTTCGATCAATCCTCAGTCCGTGGCATGGACTCAAACCGACCTCGACAATTTAGAAAAAGCGATTCGCACCGGAGCTCGAAAAGTAAAGCATGGTGACGAGGAGATCGAATTTAGGTCTCTCAGAGAAATGCAATCTCTCCGACGTGAAATGCGAAAGTCTCTCGGTATTGCCGATGGGCGCACTAGTCGCCGGACGGCGGTCGCATCAAAAGGACTGTAAATAGTGAATTTTCTCGATCGATTTATTTCGTTTTTTTCCCCGGCGGCGGGGCGGAGACGACAGCGCGAAAGACTAAGACTCGGTCAATTGCAAAAAGCCGTTAGTCTATCCGGTCGTAAATACGAGGCCGCATCAAAGGCCAATCGAATCTCTTGGCTAACTTCAGACATGGACGCGAATTCGGAGATCAATGCCGCTCAAAAGACCATTAGAGACCGAGCTCGAGACCTTGTCCGCAATAATGCTTTTGCGCATAAAGCGAAAGAGGTCATTGTCTCGAATGCCGTCGGGACCGGGATCCGGGCCAATTTTACAGGATCCGCAAAAACTCGAGTTAAACGAGTCGCCGAAGTTTGGAAAGAATGGAGCGAATCGACAGAAATCGACGCCGAAGGGAATTCAGATCTTTACGGCCTTGAGGCTCTTATTATGGGTGCGGTCGTTGAGTCTGGAGAAATATTTGTTCGACGTCGAAAAAAACGCTCTAAAGATAATTTGCAAGTCCCGTTGCAAATCCAATTACTTGAATCCGATTTCTTAGATCGTTCCAAAGACGGGACGACTAAAGGCGGAAACGAAATTATCAATGGAATAGAGTTTAATTCCGAAGGGAAACGAGTCGCTTATTGGCTATTTGAAGACCATCCGGGCCGCTCAACTCCGATCCCTTCGGTTTCTTCTCAAAGAATCTCAGCCTCGGAAATTATTCACGTTTTCAGGAAACAAAGACCGGGACAAGATTTCGGAGTCTCTTTTTATGCTCCGGTAATGATCCAATTCAGAGAGCTCGACGTCTATATGGACGCGACTCTTAAAAAACAGCAAGTCTCGGCTCTATTTGCCGCTTTTGTATATGATAACGGCGAGGAGCTCGAAAACGACGCCGGCATGACCGCCGACGAGGAACTACTCGAGAAAATGGACGTCGGAACGATCGAGGTTCTGCCTCAAGGAAAAGATATTAAATTTTCCAATCCGCCGAGCGCAACGGATTATCCGGCATTTGTCCGGACTTGTCTCCTTTCTATCTCCGCCGGAATGGGCGTCACCTATGAAAGTCTCACGGGAGATTATTCTCAAGTGAACTATTCAAGCGGTCGCATGGGCGGGAAGGAAATGCATAAAAACATAGATCAATGGCAAGATCGAATTTTGATCGCTCAATTCCTATTCCCATTATGGAAATGGTTTGTCGAGGCCTATGAAACGGCCGGCGGCAATGCTGAAAAAGTTAAACCAATTTGGACTAAACCGGCTCGAGAAATGCTCGATCCTTCAAAAGAGGTCCCAGCAAATCAAAAGGCCGTTGCCTCGGGATTTAAAACACTTTCTGAAGTGATTAGATCCTACGGAAAGGATCCTGAGATTGTTTTTCAGGAAAGAGCCGACGAATTAAAGGTTTTGGATCAACTCGGAATTAAAACCGAGGGAGATCCTCGAATCAATAAAAGCGAAGAGGTTGAAAATGCCGAAAAAGATAACGGCGAGAATTCAGAAAGTTGATATTTCTGGACGTTTCGCTCCTGAATCCTTAAACGCAGAAAATAGAACCGTTGAAATGGTTTTCACGACCGCCGATCCGGTTGAAATGTTTTCCTATGATTTGGGCCGTTTTAGAGAGATTTTGCGAATGGACGAGAAATCGGTTGATTTATCTCGTTTCAAAAATGGAGCTCCTCTCTTGAATTCCCATCGTCGATTCGATCTTAAAGATCAAATCGGAAAAGTTGAGAGCGTCCGAATTGAGGGAGATCAACTCGTCGGGACCGTTCGATTTTCAAAAAGAGACGACGTTGAGCCAATATTCCAAGATGTAAAAGACGGGATCATCACAAATGGCTCGATCGGATATGTCGTCGAAAAATATAAAGATATTTCCAAAGATAATGAGGAAATCCGGACTCTCGAGGCGATTCAATGGATCCCTCACGAAATGAGTCTTGTCACTATTCCGGCGGATAAACGCGCCGGCACTCGAAATCATCAATCCGGACGGGAGTCCGGCGAAACCTATGAAATTGAAATCCAATTAAAGGGGGAATCAATGCCAGATATCAAAAAGACTGAAGCGGCTCCCGTTTCTGAGCCTAAAAAGGTTGAGGGACCTACCGTAGACGTCGAAAACCAAGTCGAAGCGGAGCGAAACCGTTGCACCGCTATCACTAGAGCGTGTCGTCAATCGAAACTACCTGAGAAGTTTTCTCAAGAGTTGATCGAAAAGGGAACTCCTCTAGATCAAGCGTTGACTAAAATCATCGACGCCGCCGCCGATCTTGCTCAAAACGAGCCAGAAACTCGTTCTTTCGGATCCGTTCGAGTCGGTGACGAGAGAGACGAAATCGAGACTCGCCGAGAGGGTGCAGTCGAGGCACTACTCCATAGAGTCGCGCCAGGTGAGCATAAAATCACCGAAAAAGGTCAGCAATTTAAAAACATGGGCGTTTTAAGAATGGCCGAGCACTTTTTACAGATCAATGGGGTCCGTACTTCAATGCTCTCTAAAAACGAAATCGCCTCAAGAGCATTTCACTCAACCGACGATTTCCCTAATATATTAAGCTCTGCAATGAGCAAAAGATTACAGGCCGGTTATGAGGCCAGTGAGCAAACGTTTAAACTTTTCGGAGTTGAGACGTCTCTCCCGGACTTCAAAACTCATAACGTGGTACAACTCGGAGACGCTCCGGATCTTGAACAACTCGGCGAAGGCGGAGAGGTCAAGTTCGGAACGATCGGCGAAAACCTCGAGCAATATAACCTTGTCACCTACGCCAAGGCTCTAAGTATTACTCGACAGGTTATCGTGAACGACGATTTGAACGCATTCCTTAGACTTGCGAGAGCCTTCGGAAAAGCGGCCGCGGATCTTGAAACGACGACTGCCATTAATGCGGTCATTTCAAACCCAACAATGGGCGATGGTGTGGCTCTTTTCCATGCTAACCATAGCAACTTAGCATCGGCCGCGGCATTGAGTGAAAGTGAACTTTCTACTCTTAAAGCCCTAATGAGAGAGCAAACCAATTCACAATCTCGTCCTATGAATATCGCTCCAAGATATCTCATGGTCGGATCTGAAATTGAGGACACGGCTCTTAAATTGCTCGCGGACAAAAACCAAAATGGCGGTTTCAATGTTCACGGCGGAAAATTTGAGTTGATCGTTGAGCCTCGTTTAAACGCTACCGAATACTACATAATCGCGGATCCTTCAAAAGTTGAGGGTCTCGAGTATGCGTATCTCGAGGGTGAGAGAGGACTTCAAGTTGAGGTCGAGCGCGGTTTCAATATTGAGGGAATGAAAATTAAAGCAAGATTAGATTTCGCTGCAAAAGCGATTGATTACCGAGCATTCGCTAAAAATGCGGGGGCATAAGGGATTTTCTTAGTTCTTCTTTGAGTAGAGGGTCGCCGGCACTCTTAAAACAGCCGGCACTTTTTAAACTAATTAATGGGAGTTTTATAAATGGCTACTAATTATATTCAGGAGGGAAAGGTCCTAGATTTGACAGCGCCGGTCGGCGGTGTGACTTCGGGGTCTGCTTATGAAATCGGAGAATTTTTCGGAGTCGCTCTTAAGACAGCGGCCGCAACGGAAACTTTTCCTTTAGCGGTTGAGGGTGTTTTCTCAATGACTATTTTGGGAACTGATACACCGTCCGAGGGATCATACCTCTATTATGACGATGGGAACAGTCGTTTAACGACTACGGCGTCAACTCATAAACTCGTCGCAATTGCAGTCGAGGCCAAGTCAAGCGGGCCGACTACAATTAAGGCTAAATTGATCGGTCATAACTTAATCGATTAATTATGAGTATTTTTTCCGACGCGAATTCAGTTTTAGTGAGCTCAAGCCTCGGTCAAACCGTGACCTATAAAGGAACCGGTGCCTTGACCGAGGAGATCAACGGAATTTATCGAGACCGATATTTGAGAGTTGATCCCGAAACTGAAATCGGCATTCAAACGGACGAGAAAAACGTTTATATCGTCTTAGCTGATCTCAGTAAAGAGCCCGACAAAAACGATCTATTCGAAATCGATTCGGTTTCCTACCGAGTCGACGGTCTGGAAAAAGACGCGCATGGCGGAGCCTACGTTTTACTATCGGAGACCTAGAAAATGGGATTGAAACGGAAACTAGTTAGAGAGGCGGTAGTCAATTTGCTAAAAGCAGATTCGACGTTAATCGCATTAGTTCCGGCCGCTCAAATTTTCGAATCAAGGGTTGAAACGGTTTGGCGGAGTGAGCTCCCGGTCATTGCGGTTTATACAAAAAACGAATCGGCGGACGATTTTAATCAATACGATAGAGTAATGAATCGGACGCTAGAATTAGCGGTCGAAATTGTCGTCGAAGGGACTCAAGACCTAGACGATGATTTGGACGAGATCGCGGACGCGGTCGAAAATGTCCTACTCCATTCGCAAAACCTCGTAAATTCTGGACTATGGCAATCTATTTCTATGAATGGATTTCAAACGGCCTATTCGGGAGAAAGTGGAAAAGCGGTCGGAGCGGGACGAATGGAATTTGAAATTGAATATCAAACTATTTTCGATTAGGGGGAAATAATGGCTCTTTCAACGCCTAGAATGCTTTTTGGAATGCATTCAATCGCACCTTATCGACGATCCGACGGGCTCCCCTACGGGATTCTAAAGGTCGTCGGTGGTGGTAATTTAGAACTAAATGGAGAATTTCAAGATCTTTTCGGAGGATCCTCTAAATACGCCTACGCATCGGAGCCGAGTCAAATCGCCTCTCAAGTAACGGCGAATTTAAAGTCTTTCGAAGATTTCGCAATGGAGCTCTTTTTAGGTGCATCGGTTACAACTCGAGCGGCCGCGGCCAATGGTGAAGTTGTAAACCTAGCAAATAAAAACGGAACCAGTGCTTTTGATGCAACGACCGGTGTTGCTTCCGTGGCGATCACTTCAGGTGACGAGGCCGACGCTAAATTCGGTCGGTATGTCGGGAAAGTTGTTACTTCTACGACTATGGACGTTTATGCACTTACTGATATCGATTTTGCTCGCGGAACTGACGCGACCTACGAAAACGACGCTCTCAAGATAACGGCGAGTCCGATCACGATCCCGGGAACCGGCGGAACCGTTGCAATCGCTGATTATGGTTTAGAATTTACAGGGGGCTCCGGTTCAATCTCAATGACGGCCGACGATACCCTAATCTTTGACGTTTATCCGGCGCATTCCGGAGTATCAACGATCAAAGTAGGATCCGCGACCTCTGAATTTCCGGCATTCGGTGCTTTTATGCAAGCGGCGAAACGTGGCTCGGGTGAGATTTTCGAAATTCACGCCTACAACGTTCAAGGCGGCGGAATGCCGATCCCATTACAAGAGAAGCAATGGGCAATAACCGACGTTGTTTTAAAGTTGTTGAGAGACGAGGCTCAAGACGGCGTCTTTGAGATCACGGCGATCGACGAGGTTTAATCAAATGGAAAACGCAGAAATCGAAATCGGCCTTGAGGATCTCGATCCTCGGGGCGCGATTCTAGAAATTAAAGTCGGCGAAAAAGTCGAGCAAATCCAATTAAAAAAGTTTTCTCTTAAGGCTCAATTATGGATCAAAAGAGAATTCGGATCGGCTCAATACTTTGTCGATGCATTGAATCCGGACTCTGAAATAAATATCGAAGGGGAAAGATATCCCTACATAGAGACCGTATTAAAAACCGTTCACTATTTAATGGACGACCAGGGGAAAACGATTTTCCCCGACTGGGAATCCTTAGCTGAAAATGTCGGGACCGGAGTTTTTGAGCTCTTACAACTCCAAAAGGCGCTAGTGGCGACTATGGGTCTAGCTCAACCGGTCATTGACAAGATCGACGAGGATTTCAAAAAAAAAGTAGAGGCGGAGCTCAAAAAGAGCCCTCTTGGTTTGAAATAGCACATTTATTTTTTCAAGCCTACGGTTGGAAACCTAAAGACATTCTCGAAATGACTATGAGAGAAATTCACGCCTATGCGAAAGAAATCTCAAAGTCGAAAGAGGAGGAATTTAAATTTCACGCTGCAATTCACGGCGCGGAATTAGAGGGTCAAGAGGAACTCTCGGACGATCCGATGAGAGATATTCCGGAGGCCACTAAAAAGAAGCTCGAGGAGCGAATGAGGCGAACGGCGGAAAGGATGCGAAACCGTGGCAAAAAGTGATATTATTGTCCGGATTTCCGGTCAAGCGGACGAGTTAAGGAAAGAATTTCGAAAGATTACTCGAGACTCTGAAGCATTGAACTCCGCACTCGTTAAAGCCTCTAGAGTAAGTGCGACCGCTTTTGCGGGTCTAGCTGGAGGGATAGGCCTCGCTGTTAATCAAGCGGCTAAATTCGAGCAGATAGAAAGTCAATTTACGGTTCTAACGGGATCGGTAGACAAGGCAAAAAGGGCAATTAAAGATCTATCGGACTTCTCGGCGAAAACGCCTTTCGCGTTTGAGGATATTGCCAACGCCGGAAAACAACTCATTTCATTTGGATTTGAGGCAACGGAAATCAAAGACCGATTGCAAGAGATTGGAGACGTTGCGGCCGCGACCGGTCAACCGATTGGAGACCTTTCGTTGATCTTTGGCCAAGTAAGTGCGGCCGGTAAATTAACTGGAGAGCGTTTAAACCAATTACAGGAAAGAGCCGTCCCGATAGGTCCGGCGATCGCTAAAACCCTAGGAGTCGCTGAATCGGCCGTTAGAGGATTAGTCTCTAAAGGGAAAGTTGATTTCGAGACCTTTCAAAAGGCCTTTCAATCTCTCTCAAAAGAGGGGGGATTGGCATTCAAGGGTCTAGAGAGGCAATCGAATACTTTAGGCGGCCAAATCTCAACTCTAAAAGATAATTTCGTCCTATTGACTGTTGATCTTGGGAAACAATTTCTCCCGGTAGTAAAAGAAATCACTTCTCGCCTCATAGCCTTTTTTAATGTTCTAAGGCAAAACCCGGAGCTCGCGGCGACCGCGGCGGCGGTCATTGGAGTAGGTGCGGCGGTGACTGGTATCACGGCGGCGGTGACATTGGCCGCGACCGCGTTTCTCACTTTAAGAGCTCAACTCATAGCCCTAAACGTTCAACTTGGAATCACTACAAAATTAGCTCTTGCGGCTCGAGTAGCGATCAACGCTCTCGGAACATCGATCAAATTTCTAGCTAAAAACCCTCTCGTTGCGGTTTTGCTAGTCATAGCGACTCTATTATTAACTCTTAAAGAGCTAAGGGTCCAAGCCGGAGCGGTTTTTCAAGGGGTCTTAGGCGCGATCGTTGAATTTGCCAAGGCCGCGGGGAAAATCCTCTCCGATCTAGGGGCCTTAATAAAATCGGTCTTTTCCTTTGATAAAGATCAAATCAATGAGAATTTCGAGCAATTAAAAAAGACTCTCGCCGCTTCAGGTACAGCGGCCGGAAAAGCGTTTCAAGAAAATTACAACGCTGAAATCGATTTTCAAGAAATGCTCGCAAAACAAGAGGAGAATCTAGCCTCTCAACAAGCCTTGCAAGATGCGGCCGACGAGGAGGCCAATACAAAGGCCGAAGAGAAATTGACTCGCCGAGAGGAGCTCGAGCAAGAGCATAAACTCCGAATGGCCGAAATAGAAAAAGAATCAAGGGACCTCGATCTAGGGGCGGACCTTTTATATAAACAAGAGCTCGCAACGAGAGATCTCAAAGAGAAAAAAACTCGTCTTTTAGATGAGCAACGATTCGGAAAACAAAACGCCGCAATTAAGGCCTTTTTCCGAAAAGAAGAGGTCCAAAATTTTACAGATACACTTTCGACACTTTCCACACTAACGCGTTCCGGGAATCGGACCTTATTCACTATCGGAAAAGCGGCGGCCTTGGCGAGAGCGACGATAAATATTTCCGAGGGTATTACGGCGGCATGGCGTCGGGGTCCGATTCTCGGGCCGATAGGTGCGGCCGCGGTAGGTTTAGCCGGTGCGGTTCAAATCGCTAATATTTCAGGGGCGACCTTTCAAGCGGCGCAAGGTTTTTCAGGCTCGGGATCTCCTTTCGGAGAGAGATTCGTTTCGACCTTTACTCCTCGAGAGATCGTCGTTCCGGAGAGATTTTCGGAGGGGATCAAAAAAGGGGAATTCGCTCTTACTCGGAGAGGGGAAGGGGAAAACTCGACCGGAGCTCCTCAAAATATCAAGCTTGAGGTGGCATTCACTGGAGACGCCGCCGAATTAATTGAAGTGAAAAAGATCGAGGCTCAAAGAGCGGGAGTTTTTATAAATGCCTAGCCAAATTATGTTTTTTAAGAAAAATAGGATCGATCTAGACTTTGACGCCGTCACGGTCACAGCGACTCAAGACACGGACAACGCAATTTATTGCCGAAATAGATCCCTACAATCCGCCTATGTGACTAATGGGTCGGTTGATTCCGACAATACCGAAATCAATATTGATCTCGCCGATCCCTATACAATCGATTATCTCTTACTTTTAGGCCATAATTTCGCGTCCTATAAGCTTGAATATTATAATGGGTCGAGTTGGGTCTCGGTGGTCGATCAAACGAGCAATGCCAATGCCTCGACCTCTCACGAATTGAGCTCCCCTATTTCTGCAAGTCTTTGGAAATTGACGATCCGGGGGACTATCGTTTCGGATTCCGATAAATTGCTACAGCGTCTCGTTTTAACAGAAAAACTAGGCCAATTCTCATACTGGCCTAAGATTAAAAAGCCAATGCATGACGCCGGAAAGATCGTCCGAAAAGCCCTATCGGGGAAAAAGGCGGTCGCTCGACAAGTCGGATTTTTTAAATTTTCCCTCGAGGTTTCCAATTGGAAAGGCTCGGATTTAACTCTCGTTGAGACTCTTTATAATCAATTCGAGGGTTTCGAGGTATGGCTCGGAGCCGGTGACGAGGCTCAATTCTCTTTTGCGGCCGAAGGTTACAGGAAAAAAGATTTATATCTCATGCAATGCGTGAATGATTACTCTCCGGAATTTTTGAAGGGGATTTATGTTAATGGGCTCGATTTGGATATTGCGCTCGAGGAAGTTGTATTTTGATTAGAGTTTATTTTACTCCTTTTGACGGGAGTGGAAATTTTGGATCTGAAATTGAGGTCACGAAAGACGTTGACCAAAGTGGAATTGGGAAAATCCGGCGCTATTTGGACTCAACCGAATACGACGTCGGGATCCTTCGATATTCCAATCTCAAAATAAAAATGAGAAACACTTCGGGGAGATATTCGAGTCCTGATTATGTCTCGTCAATTTTCAACGAGAAAATATCGGGCTCCAAAGTCCGGGTGACTTGGAACATCGACGCCTATAATCCTCAATGCGGCAATGCTATTTGCGGACAAGTGAGACTCGGTCAAGAGGTCGATTTATATAATGGAATCCTCGACGATTCTAATTCAAAGATGAGAGCCGGGGATCAAATCGTAAATTTTGATATATTATCTCTAGACTCAACGATCTCGAAAGTCGAAACGCCGACGATTTTAGTCGCCGATTATTTCTCGGACGCTCTCTATAAGGTATTAAATCAAGCGGCCATTACTGATTATCTCACGGTCGACGCTGGCAATATCTCTTGCACTATAGACCGACAATTCGATGACGTTTCGTGGTTTAGTGAGAAAACCGGGAAAGAATCAATCGAAAAGCTACTTTTAGCGTCGAATTCAATCCTTTATGTCGAGGGGACGACGGTTTATGTCGCGCCTCGGACTCCGGGCTCAACGATTTTAAAGACGTTTTACGGTCAAGCCTCGGAAAATGGCAATGAGGATATTTTAGATCTGATTAATATTAGAAACGGGCAAAACCGAATTATTAATTTTGTCCGATTTAAAGATACAACGGACGTCTCAAAGAATTCGGATTCAATTAATACTTACGGGGTCCGACTCAAAGAGCTCGATATCGATTTTGTCACCAATACAACGAAAAGAACGGATATTTGCGCCGATATCGTGGGAGAGTTTAAGGATCCTAAACAGGAATTTACGCTCGAGACCTATCTCAATTATGAAAACTATAATTTGAGTTTTCTTAATAGAGTCGCGGTTGATTATCCGACTCCCTATTATAACGCCGGCTCCGCATTTCCAATTGTTGAAACGGCAACGGTTGGGGACGAGGCAACTCCATTGCCCTACTCGGTTTGGGAGTTTGAAGTAGATCCGACTCAAATCAATTTCAAGATTATGGGAATTGAGATTAATCCGAAAGACGAAACAATTTCATTTAATTTGAGGGGGATTTAATGGGAACGGATAATATTCCGGCGAGATCCGGCGGACAAACGATCACGGCTCAATTTTTCAACTTACTCCGATCGGTTTTAGGAGTGGACATAGTTCCTAGAAACTCAAGCGGGGTCACTACAGATTTAGCGGGCTCGGTTGGGACCTCGACTTATAGGTTTCTCTCGGCATTTGCTCAAAAGTACAACGTCGGCGCATCGGCTAGTGGTTTGTCTATTGAGGAGGTTTCCGGCTCAATAATAGTAAAAGTCAATTCAACCGAGGTTTTTAGATTATCGACGACTGAGCTCTTAACTACTGGGATTGATTTTGCGGACAATATTATCACTCGAGACGCATTAAAGGACGACGTTGTAAAAGGGGTCTCAAGCCAAATTATAACGAACTCGACGTCAACGAGCCTCGTTGATATTACCAACGCAACGACGACTTTCACTCGAACCGGAAAACCGGTTGATATTTTCTTACAGCCTTCATCGACCACGAATAGCGCTCAACTCGGCGTTGAAAACTCAAGCGGCGGCCGTTGCGCAATGTATATTGCCTTATTGAGAGGTGGATCGGTGGTCGCGCGGTGGAATATGGATTTTCAGCGAAGCGGAACAGGTCAAACCTACTCTTTTAATTCTTGGCCCGCCGGCGGAATTCGCTGGACTGATTTCACGACCTCGACCGGCTCAACGACTTATAAACTGCAATGGCAAAAAATCGGCGGCACTACTATGTATTGCAATTATCTCGAACTAGTCGCAGCGGAAAGGTAGAAAATGTCAGCTTCAACGATACCGACAAGATTAAACGGGCAAAATATAGAAAACTCTTGGTTTAATATTCTTAAAACGGTCATCGAGGAGGGCTCCGGGCAATGGACAAAATATACAGTCACCTACTCGGATCTTTCAGCGGCCGCATTGACGAATGATATCGAGCTCTTTTCACTCCTCGCAAAAGAGATCCCCGAGGTCATGATTATAAAACATTCGGTTTCGTTCCAAGACTCCGGGGGCGGCTCGATTTCTGCGTTTTCGGTTTCCCTCGGAGTCACGGGCGATTTAACTAAAATGGCGTCCGCCTTTGACGTTTATCAAGCGGCGGGTGCAACGGTTTTTCAGGTTTCCGAGTATGCAACGCCGGAAAACTTTTCGAGTGCAACGAGTATTAGAATCGCCGCAACGTCAGTCGGTGCGAATTTAGATCAAGCAGATCAAGGGAGTTTAGACGTATGGGTCAAGACAAGTCTTTTGCCATAATATTTTTTCTTTTACTTTTAATCCCCTCAATTACTTTAGGGCAACGAGAGGGGCGATTTGATTCCGTTAAATATCGACAGGGGTCGAATTATGTCGAGCTCAAGGCCTCCGGGTCTCTTGCGACCGACTGGACTCTCACATTGCCGGTCAATGATGGGAATTCCGGAGATTATTTGCAGACCGACGGGAATGGCGTTAGTAGCTGGCAACCGGTATCAGGGGCGACGACTTCAGTAGCAAATAAAACCGGCGCTTATACCGCATTGACTTCGGATGATGTGTTGACGGCGGACGCCTCCGGCGGAGCCTTTACAATTACACTTTATACTTGCTCGGGGAATTCCGGGAAAAAGCTAATCATTAAGAAAACCGATTCGAGTTATAACATCGTGACGGTTGATGGAAATGGCTCGGAAACCATAGACGGGGATTTAAATAAAAAACTCACATGGACCCAAGAGTTTATAGAAATCGTTTGCGACGGGACCGATTGGCACGTTGTGGCTCGGAGTTGGGATAAACAAGCCTATTCCTTTTCGGCATCTTGGAACGGTCGAAGCACTTTAACATTTGCCGACGACGACGCTTGGCTTGAAAAGATCTCGGTTGATACTGTTCGAATCCGGTGGTTTTGGTCTGTTAGTGGTGGATCTGGAGCGGCTGCAAATTTACAAATATCAATCCCGAATTCTTGGACAGTCGATACAAATAAGGTCTCTCAAATAAACTCTTTAGTTCATAAAGTCGGGACTTATTTTTGGTATGATAACTCCGGTTCTTCGACTCAAGTCGGAGATAACCACGGACCTTGTCTAGTAGCTGGCTCCAGTCTTTTAGGTTTTAGGTATCCGTGGGATTCCAACGGAATGCTAGGGAATATTTTCGCAAACGCGGATAGATTCGCCGGTTGGTGTGACGTACCTATTAGTCAGTGGTCGGAATAATGAAATTTTTCGTCCTAGTCTTTTTACTCCTCTCCGCTTGCGACCGTGATCGATTGCAAGTAATGGAAATTCCGGAGGAGTGCGAAAGATACGACGAGGATCTCTATTTCTACGTCAATTTTAAAAGGCTTAATGCCGTAGCAAAAGCCGATTGCCTTTATGCTCCGGATATTATCTCGGAGGATCAATATAGGGTCCTCTTTTCCTTGAGATTTGATGACCTCTCAATAGGGGAAAAACTCAAAATCGATATTGAGACTCAATTCTCAAACGAAATGCCCAAGCCCATGATGCTCTCTTATTACTGGGTCTTAACGGGTACACCTTTCGATATTTTCGGGGAATACGGCTCAAGGCCTAAAGGGGAGAATTTCGACAATTATATCATTCATCACAAAGTCGTTAAGTCTACCGGGGGATGGGAAATAAAAGACTCCGGAACTCAATACGCTAATTTTGTAGCCTTCGCAGCTAGTGGGGAGAAAAAACTCGAAAACGAATGGATCCGCATAGACCGCGGATACGCGTCTATTTTCATTGACCGAAAATGAGGGGGAAATCATGGAAGAAACGAAACCAAAAATCCCGGACTGGAAAACGATCCTCGCGGGGTCCGGCGTCGCAATGGCGCTTTATACAATCGCTCCTTTCAAAGAGTTTTTCTTCACGCGTGAAGAGGGCCAAGGGATTCAAAAACAAGTTGAGGAAAACAAAAGGGAAATTAAAGGGGTTAAAACTCAAATCGTAAATCTCCAAGAAAAAGTCACAAAAAAAATTGTGGACTTAGAAGATGAACTCGAGGGCCAAATCCGGGAAAGTCAAAAAGAAGTCGAGCGAACGATTCGAGACGAAATGAGAAACGGGTTTGAGTCCTTTACTAAAAGATCAACTCAAATCGATGACCGAATAATAGACATGATTAAAAGAGAAAATTCCGAGGTCAAAGATCAACTCAAATCAATTGAGAATCGCGTTCAACGAATTGAAAACCATAAATTTAAGGGGAATTAAATATGGATACCAAAGAAACCAAAGATCTAGTCTCATTTTTTGCCTCTCTTGCTAACGCGGTCGATTTAGCGACTGCCGATGGACTTCAGGCCGCCGATTTTGCTCTATTTATGGGTGCCATCGGGAAAATCCCGGCCGCAATTGATGGAATTTCCGAAGTGCCAAAAGAGGTCAAAGATCTAGACGCCGCTGAAAAAGCCGAAATTATCGCTCAACTCAAAGCGGAACTCGATTTAAGAGACGACGTTTTAGAGGGGATTTTAGAAGAGGGTCTAACGATCGGTGTCGGTCTATGGGGCCTTGTCGAGAAAATCCGCGCGGCTAGAAATTAATGAGTTTTTTATCAGGGCTATGGGAGGTCTTTAAATTCGTCTCATGGCTCTTGCCCGTCCTGAAAACTCTTTATAGGCAATACGAGCGATTTAAGTCCAGCGAGGAAAAAGAGGAGCTCAAAGCGGCCTTATTAAAGGCCGTTGAGACCGGGGATAATCGAGAGCTCGAAATCCTTATAGGGAATCCCAACGCCGGAAAACCAACAAAACACAATATCCCCGACCTCAAGACTCGTCCGGCAAAAGATAGGGGGAATCAATGAGAAGTGCATTCTTTCAATGGCTAATGATTCATTTCCTTTTAATGATCGTGGCTTTTTTGGTTCTATTTTTTACGGGGTGCGGATCCATTACAAAACAAATCGAGTCCGAGATCTGGTCCGTTGATCCGCAAGACGGCTCAATTTTTCGGGTCCTAGATAACGGGACCGAGGAGTTTATTCTCTGTACAGATCAGAGCTCTAAGAAATTTAAGGCCATGTATTACACGGATTTGCAGAAATGGCTTAATTATGCCGCGGAAAATTGCTCTTGTCGGGTGCCGGAATGAATGCTCTCAGAGAGAAATATCTAAAGGTCATGGACGGGGAAAGTCGGCTCCTTTATATTTTATGGGTCATTGATAAATGCGCCGAGAGGGAATTAATCCTCGATTTCTACCTTAAACAAGGCTTAACAGGGCGAAACCTCTTTTCGTTTATTCAAGAGAAATTTAAGGGATCCCCTCAAAAAACGATCGCCTACGCATCAAAGAATATTGAAAATTCGAACTCAGCAAAACCTAGAATCCTAGGCTTGAACTTTCGAAACGTCTAGTCTCTAGTCACGAAAGTAAAAAATGAGTTAAAAATTCCCGTATTAAGTTAAAAAAAAATATACCATACCGAGTATTTCATTAGGCACTAATATTGTACTTGATAGGGGAATGGACATTCTAAAACCGCTAGATCAAGCGATTGAATTCTATATTGCGAACGTTTCGAGTAAGAAAACGGAGAGCACTTTTAAGCAAGAGCAAAAGACTCTAAGGGATTTCCTTGTCTTACTCCGGTCTGTGAAGGGGCTCCCGGTCCCGGAAAAGGTCGACGAGGTCTCTCCCCTTCATTTGGAGGGGGTCCAGACCTTAGTTAAAACTCATGAGGGGAAAGATCTCCAAAATTCTACGATCAACCGGAAATTTAATACAATTAGACACTTTTTCCAAAAACTCGAGGATTGGAACGTTTTAGAGGTCTCTCCATGCCGGAAAGTAAAGGATCTCCCGGAGGATTATAACGTCCGAAGGCCTTGGACCGACTCTCAATTCTTAATGGTTTATGCTCAAGGGGAAAAATGGATTCAAGATATCTTGTTTTTCGTTAAATTCACTGGAGCTCGAGCCTCGTCGGTGTCTCTATTAGAGTGGAAAGACGTCGATTTTAAAAACGAGGTGATAAAACTCTCTCATAGAAAGGGGAAAGATAAATCCCTAAAACTCTATGACGTCCCGATGATTCCCGAGGTATTTGCTATGCTGAAAAAAAGGCAACGTATGGGTGCTTACGGGGCCAATACGCCGGTTTTTCTAACATCTAAGGGGAAACGGCCAAGTCCGACTCATATATCAAGAGAGACGCGGAGACTCGTCGAAAAGGCGGGGTTGAGTTTTTTAAAGATCGGGATTCACGGCCTCCGGCATTCGGTGGCGACAGCTTTACATAATTCAGGGGCCTCGACTGAGACCATTAGGAGAATGCTCGGTCATTCGAATACGAAAACCACGGAAAGATATTTGCATTCTAATACGGCGGATTTAATGGACGCAATGAATCGGGCATTTAGGCCGGCTAAGACGGGTTCAGATTAACTCAAACCCTCTCCGATACCGGTACACGGTTCTTACACTTTCAATCTAAGTTATTGAAATTATTAAGGTGTATTAAGTGCTCTCGGTGTCGTTGTTACCATTAGCTACCGGTTCGAAATATTGTGAGGATATTTAGAATTATTTTGACAAATGAATAAAGGTCTAGTGTTTTGGAGAGATCTAAAAAAAGGGAGTTGCAGCAACAACTCCCAAAAAAACAAGACCGATCACGTACCTCGATCTTGATTTAGATCAATTTGGCGTCCCCTACGGGAGTCGAACCCGTGTCTTCACCGTGAAAGGGGAGATTGATCTAATTTCGTATTTAACGAGGACTTTTCGGTTTTAAAAATCCGGGGAGGGACCTTGTTTTCAATCTATTCGATATTAATTTGCAATATTTGGGGGACTATTTTCGGCGCGTTGATCGCTCAATTTTGCCTATTTTTTAGTCAAGGCGGCGCACTTTGAGACGTCGTCGGGGATATATAAAACACTTTAACGACTGGCATCAGACGACCGAATTTCAGCAATTATTCGCCGAAAAAAACCATGAATCGGTCGCTCTTTACTTCGTTATTTTGGAACTTTTAAGTCAAAAACAAAGTGAGTTTATTTCGATTTCTATTCGACTTTTATCAAAGATAATCTCAAAGAAAACTCCCGTATTATTAAAGATGATCGAGACATTAAGTCGAGTTTTTCCGGACTTTAATTATAGTTTAGTAGGAGATCAACTCGAGTTAGAGCTCTCTAACTATTCAAAAATACTCAATACTAGGTGCAAAACTGGTCCTCCTAATGATTCAGGAAATAGTCCCCCTAAAGAGATAAAAGAGGAAAAAGAGATAAAAGAGAAAAATAAAAATACTAAAAAAAGGGGAATACTTTTTGAGAATGATCTCAAAGAGATTGCAAAACTTTACCCTCGATCCGACGGCGTTCGAGAGGGGATTCTCTCGGCGGCCTTGGTGGTCGAAACTCATAACGATCTCGCCGATCTCAAAACAGCAATCGAAAACTATTCGAAATTCACTGAAGAAAATCAAATCGAGTTTAGATTCATTCGGACCTTTAAAAAATTCATTTCGGACGATTATTGGAAAGATTGGATCAAAGGCCCATCGAGTCCCGGTGACGGTTTTTCTGAATATCAGAAAATCGCAAAAGAGAGGGGTTACAAATGAATCGATTAATGGATTATCTAGAGAAAATTGTGATCTCAATGATCGTCGTTTTGGGGACTTGGGTAGTTTTGGCGATGATTTACACGGCTTTAAAATTTTTCCTATGGCTAGGGGGATTATAAATGAGGGAGGAGGATTTCCAAAAAGAAATAGACCGCCTTAATAATAATCTCCAGGGGCCTAAGTATTCAGTCGAGCAGACCTTGAGGATTAGGACCTATGTCATAGACCTACCTCATTATGAATTCCGAAAAATGGTCAATGACGTTTTCGACACGGAAAAATATAAACCTACGCCTAAGAAATTTAGGGATCTCGCCTCTTTAGTAAGTAAGAAATATCGAAAAGTCGAAAGAGAGGATATTCCGGAAAATCCAAATTGTCGAATTTGCGCGGATACCGGTATCGCCTACGCATTTTCTAAGACTAAGAAGTCCGAGGAGACTTTCTATTGCTCTTGTCACAAAGGGGCCTATCCAATTCAGGATCGAAATTTGCCTCGCTGGAAAAAGGAATTTGAGAAATATTACAATCTCGATCCTCGATATCCTTTCGAGCCTAAATATTATCAAGAGTGCGCAAAATTAATCCGCGTTCCGGGAGTAGCCGCGCAATTGCTTAAAAATGGAGTCACAGGAGAGAGCTCGGATTTTAATTTCGTTTTTGATGAGGACTGGCAAAAGAAAAACAAGGGCTCTCAAGCGGGCCTTATTAATCTATTTCAGGGGCTAAAAAATGACGTCTAGTGTTTTTAAAGTTAATTGGCGAGTCGCGACCTATAACCGGCATAAACCCGATCAATTCAATCTGAATAAAGAGGAGCTCATTTTCTCAACAAAAGAGAATGCCGAGAGATTCGAACGAAATCTGATAGAGGCCGCGGATTTTCTGGGAAAAATTACTCTCGAGACTCAAATTAAAGAAATAGAATTGGATTCCCCAAATGAATAAACCAAAAGTTATCTATTACGGCGGACTTCTTAATTCGGTTTTTAAATGGCTCGAGCGTCACCTAATTTTAGAGCTCAAGTCAGATTTTCCTCAATACGAATTCGAGGGGCGGACTTGGCTCAATAAGGATCCTATCCCCGAGGGGACGGCTCTAGTTATCGGGCATAGCTTCGGCGGCTATAGAGCTCTAAAAATGACTAGGGCCTTAAATATTCCGGTCATTTCAATTGATCCTCGCTGGATTGTATTTAAGGAGCTCAAGACCTTTAACAGATCAACGGTCAATTTCTATCAATGCGGATTTATGAATGGATTCCCGGTTTTGGGGTCCGCTTTAAATTATATGATTAAGGATTTAAGTCATATAGGGATTTTAAAAGCATTTAAGGTGCATTCAAGAGCTCGAATGATCTTAGGGGGGAAACGTGGTGTCTGATATCAATTGCATTTTTAGCGCGGTTCAAAGGAACGATCATTTAATTGAACATCTAAGAAAGCGCGGAGTTGATTCGATCGAGCTCCCAATAGAGGATCTCGAAAGGATCAATCGAATTCTCGAGACGGTCGCAATTTTCGGAGGCGACGCTAATTTTTCCGAATATCACCAAATAGATACTAAAACCCGCGAAATGATTTCAAAGGTCGCGGATACAATTCAGAAACTAGGTTTTAAGGTCGAAAATCCAAGGGTTTAAGGGGAAAAATGGAAAACGAAATTAATAAGGCAACAATAGAAATCGAAATCGCGCAAAACTCACTAGATACCGCAAGGGAGGTCCTAGAGAAACTCCGACGAGAGGCTGAATTAAAGAGAAATTCAAAATATATCTCTTTAAATGAGAAAATTCTCCAGATTCTTTCAGAGGAAATCGGAACCAAAGAGATCCCGGGCAATGGATCCAATCCTGAAATTGAGCTCTATCACTCTTACGCCTCGGAGGATAACGACGAGCCTTTGCATGATGGAATTCCGTGGTGCTCTAGTTTTCTTTGTTATCTTGTCGAGGTCGCTGGTCAAAAAAGCGTAAATTCTCGAGCGGCTAGAGCGTGGCTGAATTATGGAATAAAAACACTCTCTCCGGTCCCGGGGGATATTGTTGTTTTTTGGAGGGGCTCTCGATCCTCTTGGATGGGTCATTGCGGAGTCTATATAGCCGAAACGCCGACTCACGTTTTAACGGGCGGCGGGAACCAAGCCGATGAGGTCAATCTAACGTGGTATTCAAAAAACAAAGTCCTAGATTATCGAGCCCACGGAACGGACGCCGTTAGTATAAAGGACGTTGAGCGTCTTTCTGAAATCGCTAAAAAACTTCAAAGAGGGGAGTCGATCAAAGTAGGGGGCGCGGTTCAATGAATAGAGTAGCGAAACTCGTCCGGGAGGCTCGATTGAAAATGGATATCTCCGCCGAGGCCGTATCATGCGCTCTAGGTCGATCTCCTAATTTCATAACAGAGCTCGAAAAAAACCGAATGAAACTAAACTTGAAATATTTCCGGGAGATCTCACGGTTTCTCGAAATTGATAGACATTTGTTGACGGTCGCCTACTTAGCGGACGTCCACGAATCGATAGAAAACTCACTTAAGAAAATTGAAACATAATATTTCAATGAAAGGAAAGACAATGCAACAAAGCCTCGAAATACAGAAAGGGGAAAAAATGTATTCGGCAAAACCAAAAAAGCGTGTCAGTAATCAAATAACTCAAAAACAGGCCGCAAAAGAGCTCTATATACAGTTAAAAAAAGGAGATATGTCTCGCGAGGAAATTATTAGTTTCTTGAAAATTCGCGGTTTACCTAGGAGGGGCGGCGCGGTTTCTGATTTATATATTAGGTCAATGATTTCAATCGGCCGTTGCCAATGTGGGGACAGGACTAAGCCATATGTGGCGAGATCAAAAAAAACTGAAAAAGAACTTCATTCTAGACAGACTCGTCATCAAATGGCTCGAGAGACAATTAAGTCTTTAGGTTTAACGCCGAATACTGAGCAAGCCATACTAGACGAATTAGATTTAAGGGGGGTCTAGGCGTGTCAAAACCCCGAAAATGCACAATAAAAGTAAGAGAGGGAGACATAAAGTTCGAGGTCTTAGGGGCCTCGCTCTTTTTCTATGTTAAAATGAAAAACGGGTCGACTGTACACGGCTCGATAGGAAAATCAGAAACGCGGAAATTGAAAAACTGGCTCGACCACTATTTAAGCGAGGTAGGAATTTGATAACTGCAAAAATCCAATTCAATCCAAAAGATTTAGAGAAGTCCTTAAAGGGGATTTCTAAAAGCGTTGAACGGTCTCAACGACGGGCAGTCGATAGGTCTTTAAAAAGGACTAGGAGATATTTCGTCGACGAGGCCTATTCTCTGATTAATCTCCAAAAAGGGGTCATAAAAGAGAAATATACCGAAATTCGCAAGAGTTTTTCCGGATTAGATGGATTTTTAAAGATTAATGCGAAACCTGTATCTCTCGTTAATTTTACAAGATTAAAATCGCCTAAAAGAATTAAGACTAAAAAGGGCCTTTCGGTGCGAATCTATAGAGGTCAACCAGCTAAAACCTACCCTAAATCATTTGCGGCCTTTGGAAAGAATGGCAATTTGCAAGTCTTTAAAAGGAAAGTCGGAGGTCGATATCCTCTCGAGAAACTATTTGGTCCAGGCCCTAGAGAGGTCTACGAATTCCCGGGATTTGGAGAGGATTTACAAGAGTTTTTTAATTCCGAATATCAAAAGGAATTTACTAGCAATTTAAAACGCCTTGAAAAGTTAAGGAGATAACATGGAAAAAAGTCCAATAATTGAAAGTGCAATCGACATGGTCAAGGGCAAATCAAAATCTAAGGCCAAGGCTAAGAAAAAGACATCAAGTAAAAAGGCCGTCCAAAAGGAAATGATCCTCTCGGCGGAGTATCCTTTTGCGCTGATAAAACAGCCGGTCAAATCAATTGAGGAGGCGGTCTCTATTTGCTTGGAATGGAAAGAGCGATATCAAGGCTATGTCCATAAATTTAAATTAGTTGAGATCGACAAAGAAACTGTAGTCACCATGACAGACAAGTTGTCGGAGGCTCTTAAAAATCCATAGTCGTATAGGCTCCGGCTCAACTCTAACGAGTGCTTTATGGGTCCTTCCTGTATTGCCCCAGAGCGTTTCCTCTTTTCTTCC